TGGTGTGCACCCAGTGAGCAGCAGCTGGAGAAGGATATTTAGCAAAACGAGTTTTTGCCTGGGTAGTAATCAGGTTCCAAAGACGCGGGTTTGCAGGGTATTGTTGGGGCGTCTCTTTTACTTCTTGACCCTTAACGAGAGCCATAATTCACCGCCTTATAAGAAGCTTAACCCCGCCCACCTATTAGGGCAGACGGGGTTAAACGCTAGAACCTAGTCCTGAACCTGAGCTGGGTTCGGGTGCTGCTGGCGTGAACCGTTACGAATAACCTCTTCGTATACGTTTGAACCGTGGTCCTCAAAGGCTGCGCCTGAGAACTCGCTTAGGTAGTCCTGTGACTCCACCCATGCAGCTGAACCAACGTGAGCGCGTTCGCTCATGGTTTCTTCAGCAGTCTTGGTGTGGACAGGGGCGTTGCGGTTTGGACGACCAGCAGCTGGGGTGTAACCCTGCTGTGCACCAAGAATGAACTGGTCTGGAACGTCTGTATCGGTTGCGATACCTTCTTCAAAACGAAGTGGTCCGCGCTGGCCAGGAGCTGCTGCAGCCATCTTACGGTCGTAAGTTAGTGGGGCACGCTCTGGGAACTGTGGGTCTGGTGCAAGTGACATTAATATCTCCTAATAAAAAGGTTGAGGCCTCTATACAAGTTTTATACTAAAACAGTATTTTTGCAGGATAAACACAAATTATCTGTAAAAAGGCGAAGAACTTACTTCTACGTTCGGCATAGTCAAATCCATAGTTAAACTACAAGCAATGGCTAGACTGTCGGCAAAGTCATCATGGGCATGGGCTTCTTCAGGGGCATGGGCAAGGAAGTTAGGGCCTTGGAACTTAACCTCAAGGTCAGTCATTTGCTGGTAAAAACGCTTCCATCTACGAAGTCCGCGAGTCTTAGCGTGCGCTGGCCAACCAATAAGACGGCGTTCAATCAATGTCTTTAAGTGCTTCCAACGCTTAGACTGTTCTTGCTGGCTACTTCCGACAGAGATAACTTCTGCTCTAGGAAGCAAAAGACGAAGACGCTGGGCTACAGCATCTCCTACACCATTGGCGTCTACACCTACATACAAAATGTCGTAATTCTCAAGGAAGTTAACGATTTGGAAATACTGGTCTTCCCAGTCATCTCCCTGAATCTCTAGCCAGTTAAGCACGCGATGGTCAAAATACCCAAATTCATCAGGTCTATCCCAGTCTACCCAAACCACGGTGACTACTGTGGAGTCCATTTTACGGGCAGGGTCAATACCTACAACTACAGGGGTACGGTGCCAAGCTTCTACGGTTTTTTGGGATGTATCACCAAGTTCGTCCATAACGCCAGAAGTTACAAACATACCGCGTTCTAGAAGCCATTTGCAGTTGTAGGCCATTTGGAACTCATCGGAGTCTTCGCCAATACGAAGCATTTCTTTACGCACAAACTTACCGTAATCATCGCTGGCTTTGGCTACGTCACGCCAATCCCATTGGAAATGATTCTGCTTGCCACCTCGGCCAGTAGCACGGCGTTTGTTGAGTTGAATGGCGCGGTAAAAATTATTTTTATGTGTAGTAGGGGTACCGGTTTTAACCATCGTACCGTTAGTAGACGCAAGCATAGGGCCAATTGATTTAGCCACAATAAAGTCATCGGCTTCCTGGCACTCATCAATAACGATAAGGTGGAAGGTTTTAGACTCAATTTTAGCCCTAGGGTTTGCTGTCATCATCATAACCGAAGAGTTAGATTTAAGAAGTTTAACTTGCTTAGTTACACCAGCAACTTTTTTAGCCTCATCATCAATTTCCGGGTCTTCCAAAACAGCAAGGGCGTGCTCACTAGTAAGTCGTGAAATAACGCGGGAAAACAGGGTTTCAGCCTGCCCTTCAACAGGAGCAAACAAACCTACCCATAATCCGTCTTTAAACCGCCCTAATAAATCAGGGTACATTTTAGCAAGGCGTGGCAGAATAACCATCAAAGCAGCTACGGTATCGGCAACTGTTTCAGATTTACCTGACTGACGGGATGCAAGAGCAGTGATCTCTTCACCCTCATTAATTACTACAGATTCAATAATTCGCCTAGCTAAAGGTTCTTGATAGGAGCGTAGTGGGTGACCAACAAGTGCAGTCATAAAAATCATAATCTTATCGATTAATTGGTCTACAAACTCACGAGATAGCTCATCTAAACCGTCGTCATAGACTTCTTCATAAACGTCAACCTGTTCATCAAAGTTTTCGTCTATTTCTTCAAAATCGTCGTATTCGCTCATATTATGCCTTAATAGTAAAGTAACCCTGAGCCGATAAGACTCAGGGTTACTAAGTGCCACACGGGAGAGAAGAAAGGTTGGCTTATCAATGATATCATAAATAAATATTAAACTTTATAAAGTAATATTTGTTCTTTTATTTAGCTCTTCTATTACCGCATGAAGAGCTTCAGTGCTAGTAACTAGTTCTTTAATAGCTTCTGGGGTCCGCGCACGGTCATAAATGCTAAGAAGACGGCCTAATTCATATAGGGTTTGCTCTGCCCATACAGTCAAGTCAGGGGTAGGTATGCGAGCTACTCGTTTAGCAATTTTTTCAGGAAATGCTTTATTCCAGGTTTTTTTCTTAAAACTTACCATTTTTTAATCTCCTCGCTAGGAGTATCAAGTTTACGTAGCACTTTGCCCAGAGCTTCATCCTCATCGATGGAGTTACCCCAAATACCAACTGCGTAACCGCGGGGAACAAAAGGTGCCCAAAAAACTATGCAAGTAGAACTTTCTCTGTAAGGGTGTTCCGTCTCTTGACTCCATCCCCATTCAAACATAGGGAAAATAGGGTGTTTTAATTTAATAGTGTTTACAAATAGTGGACCAAGTGATTGCATTTTATTATTCCGTTCTTTTACCTGTTCGTAAGTATTTTGAATCATACATGTAATTCAAATAACCCTTCATATCGTTTATCTGTGTTCTTTGTGCTCTAGACAGCTCATTTATATCAGCAGGGCCCATATCCGGCCATGAATCTAGCCCAGAAGACGCTAGGTATTGGCCTTTAGATGAGGCAGCTTTAAAGCCTTCCCAAAGTTGTACTGGAACTCCATTATACTGCCACCAAGTTCCGTCTCTAAATACTACTACCATTTTAAAAGTTGTGTAATCAAATCCGGCTTTTACAGTTCTTGGTTTTTTAGGGTTTGACGAAGTAGTTGTGCGCATGTTAGGCATAGATTTTGATGGGTCATCTATTTCAAAATCCTCAGTAGACTGCGTTTCTTCAGAAGTATTTCCCTCTGATAAAACACCTAGCCAATAGTTGGTATCATCTGGAACAGGCATTACTCATCACACTCATGCTCTTCGATTTCAGACTCATACACAATATCTTTACATTTTTTACAACGAAATATACGTTCGTATTCTTCTTCATCCTCAGTAATGCTGGATACAGGCTGCCGTGTTACATCCGGCTCAAAAGGGTCTTCAGGAGCATAGTACACGTGACTAGGCACTGGGTGAGGTTGATAAGCTTGCTTTCTAGATATATGCATTAGCTATCTGAAGATTCTTCTTCGTCTTCTTCTTTGGTAATAGCAGGTATTGCATAAATACCTAAAGCAGCATTAGTCTTCAAGTCCTCTGGTAAATGTTTTTCGCAGTAATGGACAATATTTCTAACAACAGAATTTATTCTATAAAGCGCTTCGGTTGAGCAGTTATCGCAAGTCATGTTTCTCCTCGTAGGGTATTAACTAATGATAGCAGATTTAATTAATATTCTCTTTAATATGTTGGTCAAACTTGCCTTCTAAAGTGGCAACATTTACTTTAAGCGAAGTTAGGTCTGTTTTTATGCAAAGAACATCGTCTTTAAGTGAAGAACCGTGATTTGGCTTAAGTTCTGACAAATAATCTTTTATAAGGGTATTTACTATTTCAGAAGTGTATCCCTTAACTAAACGGGCGACAACAAAGCCACCTAAGCTAAGAATGGTGCAAAAGGTAGCAATAAGTGCAATTAGTTGATCGGTAGACATGGATTCCTATTATCTAGTGCCCCACCAGTTACGGCCAGGGTTGTCGTATGAAAAAGTAGTTGGCTTTTCATTTTGATTCAAATATATTTTTCTAACACCGAAACGCGTATCTTTTACCTGTATAGGCTTGTATAAAGCCTCTTGCTTAAATTCTTTAGTTCTTTTTAACCGTTCCATCGTCCTTGCTCTTTCATATGAGTAGGTATTCCAGGAATTACGTGCCCAGAGACACGCATAAGTGCATCAAAGAACTCTCTGGAACGGCCTACAGGCCTCTCTAGGCGTTCGTATGGGTCAGTAGACGTAATAGCTCCTGTACGAGCCGCTAGGGGTCCGTGGTGACGTATGTCTACCTTTACTGTATTCACTAAGGATATTGTTCTGGAGTGAAATAACCTGTGTTTGGCTCTTCTTTTTTAGAGCGTGGTTTGGCCGCAGGCTTTTTAGCCGCAGGCTTTTTAGCCGCAGGCTTTTTAGCCGCAGGCTTTTTAGCCGCAGGCTTTTTAGCCGCAGGCTTTTTAGCCGCAGGCTTTTTTTCGCCTTTGTCGTCTTCAGCAGGAGCAGGCCTATTGCCGTAAGCAACTTTATACCCACCCTTGCCGTTATACTCAGTGTTATTGATTAAACGACCATCTGGTGTTCTTTCGTGCATAGCGTCTAGGTGCTCAATTGAACGTTG